CACCGACTCACCTCTAAGCCATGAAAATGAGCATGACAGGCAATTAAAGAAACAATTCCTTTGCCAGGATGACGAATAATGCCAGAATTTTCATCTCCATTTACTGAACCACTGAATGGTAGAAAGCTTACTAAAGATGAGCTTGTTAGGGCAATTCGATTTGCGATTGCTGCTGAATATGAGGCGGTCCAGATATATAAACAAATTGCTGATGCCACTGATGAATTGTCTGCTATCAACGTTTTAAATAGTGTGACCGACGAAGAGAAAGTTCATGCTGGAGAGTTCCTCAAACTGCTGAAGGAGCTCGATTCTGAGGAAGCTAAGCATTACGAGGAAGGAGAGAAAGAGGCCGCTGAGGAGATAGAGTCAGACACAGTAGAAGAGTCTATTACAAAGCAAGACTGGGATACCGGTATTGCGAAAGGAGACAAAGAAGCGTTCTGGGAATATGTAGTATGCAACAATGAAGAGGGTTGTGATTCTGGTGAGACAGGTGCGTTGTCGCAAAAAGAACTTAATCGATTGAAAAGAGAATGGGCTGGTCTTGACTCTAGTGACAAGCTAAAGTGGCATCGTCTTGCAGAATCAATTCAAAGAATCTATACTTCAATCGACGAGAAAACTGTGACTGCTGAAGATCTCAATCGATTCATAATTGAGACAAGCCCAACAAGCATAGCAAAGCGCATTCAACGGCAGATGAGACATAGCAAAGCTGATCCTCGCAATACTAGTCTTGGGCGTCAAATCGATGATAAAACAGACCATGAGCCAGCAGATCACAATGACCCCACCACCACATTACGCGGTAAGTATGCTGTGCGCCGACAAATTAAGCGTAATAAAAGGCATCCAGAGAGATTTCGGGAAGCAATAGAGTTTTTAACTACTAATAATGGAAAGCCCATATCGGAATGTAATATAAAGGGACTAAATGATCCTGCTGCGTTATCTGTGTTGATAGCAAGATTATCGCAAAAGCCAAGCCGATTTGAGCGTAAATGGCTTCTGTCTCTTAATGACGCAATATGCGGAGTATCTAATGCCTGAAGATATCAGCATGGACGAAGAGCTTGAGGCTCTGTTATCCGATTTACAAGAAGAAAATCAACCTGAGGAAGAAGATGCGTCTGAATTGGAGGTGACAGAATCTTCAGAAGCAGCAGGGGCTTTAGCTCCTATACCAGATCCAGAAATGAGCGATCCAGCTGAGGATGTGGAGGGAGAAGAACCTCCAAATCTTCCAATAGAGCAATCTCCAACTAATCTCGCTGATTTACAGGAAGTCATAGAAAAATTTGATCATGATTATAACGAAGTTCAAGCCAATTTAAAGCGTGATCGTGGCAGAATTGATACTGTCATCGATCTTTTGTTACAGCGCGTTAGAGGCAACGCTGACGCCGAAACTGATACAATGTCACTTGTTAAGGCACTTGGAGTTCTAGCAGACACAAACGGGCATGCAGTGAAATTGCTTGATTCTAGATCGAAACTGCTATCAGCCACTAAAACTGTTGTTAATGCGAATCAAACTAATGTTAATATAACTGGTGTTGATCCTGAGCTGCAAAATATATTAGCGCAGCCACCTGAAGAGGATGAGTAATGGCATTTACTTCAGCTCAAGCTCAGGTCATACGTCGCTGTAAAGATTCCACTATATTCTTTCTCAAGAACTTCGGTAAGACGAAGCACCCATCAGCAGGTATGCTTCCGTTTAATCCGTTTGGATACCAGAGAATAGCATTAAAGGCTTTTAGAAAACATCGATATAATATATTCAAGAAATGTCGGCAAACTGGTGCCAGCAAGATTGCTGGAGCGTATGCGCTTTGGTTTGCGATGTTTTTCTCAAATAAGACCATATTAATAGTTTCACGTACGGACGGTGATGCTATTAATTTTTTGAGTGAAAACATCGTGTTTTTGTTCCGCCATTTGCCACAATGGATGCAAGATGCTTGGAAACCGATTAAAGAGAATGAGCACGAAATACGGTTTCCGAATGGATCTCGCATTAAATCATTAACATCTCATCCTGACGTTTTGCGATCTAATGCTTCGTCATTGAATATTATCGATGAAGCCGCGTTCATTAGAGATATGGGAACAATGTGGGCAGCCGGACAGCCGACATTGATCCACGGTGGCTCTGTTATAGTTGTTTCTACGACTTGTGGTGTTGGCGGTTGGTATTGGAGCACATGGACTGATGCTGTCGCTGGATTGAATAACTTTAATCCCATCAATATTGATTGGTGGGATATGGATTGGGAAATACGATATCGCGATGACATGACTGGTGAAATTAAAGTCATCGCTCCAATTGCTGGCATTCGTGATTGTGAAACACCTGAAGAGATTGAAAAATACGGTCCTAAATGGTCGCCATGGTTAGAGGAACAATATCGCGAATTGCAAGAGCGTGGAGAAGCATGGAAGTTTAAGCAAGAGATTCTGGCCGAATTTGTTGGATCTGGCAGTACGATTATCGACGCTAAGGTTTTGGCCTACTTAGCTACAATTATATCTGACGAGTTTAAGCGTGTCAAAGGGTTACAGACTTACGTTCATCCTGTTAAGAATGAACATATTAAAATCAATTTCAATGGTGGCAATAGAAGAGAATTAGATAAAGATGAAGGCTTATGGGTTTGGAGAAAGCCGAATTATGGCATGCGTCCAGTCTATGATGGAAAACGGATAGTAAAACATGGAATACCACCACATCGATATGTAATCGGGATCGATATCGCTACAGGAAAGGGACGTGATTATTTTGGCCTTGAAGTATTAGACGTCGATGCTCAAGAGCAAGTAGCAGAGATGATGATTCGAACTCTGCCAAAATACTTCAAACTTCTAGCTGATTATATTGGACGCTGGTATAACAATGCTCTAATGGTCATTGAACGCAATAACGGCGGTGATGCTTTTATTGATGATATGCGATATGATTTGATGTATCCAAACTTATGGCGCAAAACAGATATCAATGACAGGCCCACTAGAGGACAAAAACGTAACTCGATTAAAGTAGCTGAGTACGGTTTTTATACTGGTCAAGCATCTAAACCGACACTTAATAAAGCATTGATAGATTATTTGCAGCCAGAGGGCGGCTACAAAGTCTATAGCCGCCGGTTATTAAAGCAGTTACAGATTTATGTTCGCAAGAAAGATCGAGCTGGCCGTGATACTGATAAAACTGAAGCTGAAGAAGGACCAGGAAATCATGACGACTTAGTAATAGGTCTTGGTTTAGCTTGTATCGGTATCAATGACGCTGCAACGCAAATAAGTGGCGGTTTAATACCATTCCAGGAGTCGATGCAAGGGGATCTTGGTATAATAGAAGGCCAAGAGAGTCATATCAAACTCGATCAAACTGTATTAGCACCTATGGGTGGCTTTGTTGAAATACCGCCCGATGTCAGTATTCCTAGTGAAATTATTAGATTTGCAGAGCAGTTAGGTGCTTTGCCGACAAGTATTGAGAATATGCCACCTGTTAATCGTCAGAAGCATAAGCTAATCATTTAATTATTTAATCTAATTTGTCGCATAATGAGAGTCATCGCAAACCTCCTATAGGAGGCCAATATAATGCAACTACTCCCATTTAAAATGCAGCAGGTCTCTACGCAGACTGTAAATTGGGGATTAATGTGTGAAGGCATTCCTAGCCTTTGGAAAATCACTAAAGGCCATGGTATTAGAGTGGCGATTATCGACACTGGCATAGCATTGCGCCACCATGATCTTGCTGATGCAATACTTAAAACGATAGACTTTACTAAAAGTAGAAATGGTGCTGATGATATATTGGGCCATGGCTGTATCGCACCTAATGATAAAATTTATACTAGTTTATGTGGACTACAGCAGATTTCTGAATTTTTCAACAGAGTTGGTGGAGTAACACATTTTCTAAACGACGGCTCAATTACGAAAGATATAAGTAGATTCAATATTAAAACTATTTCAGCTGGCTTAGATGGACACAGTGTACCATCAAAGATTACGGCTGTTCACAAACTGAATTATGATGGACCAATTTACAATATTACCACACGTGAAGGTGATTTGACACTGACGCCGTGGCATCCAGTATATGTTGTATCTTCTAGACGTGGCAAGGAGATGACAATAGTTGATAAACGTGCAGATGAATTATTAATTGGTGATAATATTCTTGCAACAGGATTTTGCAATAATTTTTGTGGCTATTTCAGAATGCCACTGAATACTAGATGGATTTGTAGATTTTGTGGCTACGTTGCAAGAGCAGGCAAGAGAAAACAGTGTCGCAAATGTAATAAGCATAATTGGCATAATGGGCCGACAACGTATGATATACCATTAAATGAAGATTTGGCTTTTTGGATTGGTCTAATCATTACAGATGGTCACCTATTCAAATTAAAAGCTGCTGGATATATAGATTTTAGCTCATCTGTAGAAAGTAGTCTTGGTGCGTTGTATGACAGATTAACTAAACAATTATTTAATATTGAGACACATTGCAGACAGCGAAATAATTGTTATAGCTATAGATTTTGTAATAATGATTTACACAATATGCTTACTGCTATTGGAATTCCAAACGGGAATAAATCGCTAATTATACGGATACCAGAGCTGATATTGAAATCGCCAAGATCGGTGATTATGGCTTTTTTAGCTGGCATAATCGAGGGTGACGGATGTGTCAGTGGTAACAGAGTTAGAATTGGAACATCGAGCATTGGTTTCGCTAATGATTTGGTTGATTTAGCGCGAATGTTAGGTATTCGTGCTTCATATGGTGTTTCTTGTTCAGATAAAACGAATTTTAAATCTGTTAATCCATACTATATGGTTCGTCTTGCTAGTAGTAATGAATTAGTATCTTCACTGCGAATCAAGAAATGTAAAGCTAGCAAAAATGAGTCCAGATGTACTACTACCATTAGTAGTATTTCTAAAGCACATTATTCTGGTAACTTATACGATTTAACCATTAAAGATCATCATAAATATGCTGCAAATGGCATGATTGTGAGCAACACATTTTGTGCTGGGGTAATAGGAGCACGTCAAAATGGCCCATGTATAGTTGGTGTTGCGCCTGAATGTCAGTTGTTAGTTGCTAAGGTCGTATCGGATAATGGTGCATGTTATGATCAGGCTGTTATAGATGCTTTATACTGGGCTGCTGAGCAAGGAACTGATGTAATCTCTATGAGCGTTGGATCTCCAACACCAACTGAGGAACTACATAATGCAGTCATTAGTGCATCACAACGATCGATTATTGTTTGTGCAGCTGGGAACAATGGCCCTACTCTTGATTCTGTAAATTATCCAGCACGTTATTTAGAAACAATCGGCGTCGGTGCTATTGATCGTCGTAAGCGTGTGCCTAGTTATTCGTCGCGAGGTGATCGCGTTGATATTGTAGCACCTGGTGATGAGGTAATTTCTTGTTGGCCACCGAATAGGACGGCAATGTTGAGTGGCACAAGTGCAGCATGTCCATTTGTTGCTGGTGTTATTGCTCTTATTATTGCTGATCGGAAGCAAGATAATAGAGCCGCTTTACATAGGGATGAAATGCTCAATCTCCTGAATGAATCAGCGATCGATATTGAGAAGCCTGGTAGAGACAAACTCAGTGGATTTGGACTTATAAATCCGGCAGCCCTATTACGTGAGTCGGATGAGCGTTATCCGAAGTAATCAAGACCATCTGTTTATGAAGTAAATACTATAAACAGATGGTCGATATATGATTGATTGGACAGATACAACTGCACGATTTGGCTATAATAATATACCATCGGCAAGAAGACCGAAGGTTGTTTGTGCTTGTGATAAGTGCGGTAAAAAGGCAATAATAACCATCAGGATTAAAAGCAGAGTTATCGACAATCAGATGCCGTGGATCTGCCATTCTTGTGTTAAGAAAAATGAGTCATCTAATATATCTGCTAGGATGAAGAAGCAGTGGCAGGATGCAGATTATAAAAAAGAACGGCAAGAAGGAACCAAGAAATTACTAGAAGATGAGGGATTTAGGAAGAAACACAAAGATTCTCTTACAAAAACAAAATCACAACCAACTATTTTGACACAGCGGGCATCGGCGTCTGCTCGCGCATTGTGGCGTAATGATGACTATAGAGCAAAAACGCTGGCTGCTATTGCTGCATCCAAAGAAAAGCTACGAGCAGTTAGGGATTCTGAATCATATAAAACTGCTGTTGCGAAATCATTTGCAGAGCATCGCCCGCATAGCTCAATACAGCTTTTGCTATATAATATATTAGATAGTTTGGGTGTACAATATGAGCGTGAGGGCATAGCTACTAGGGTAGGATACTACAGTTTTGATTGCTTGATCTACGCCAATGATAAGAAATTATTGGTCGAATGTCAAGGCGATTATTGGCACGAACTATCCAGGGTCCAATCACGAGATAAAGCCAAATTCACTTATATTTCTTCATATTTTCCTGAATACGAGATATTATACATCTGGGAGCACGAGTTCTACTGCAAGGATAAAGTAATCGATAAGATTAAATCAAGACTAGGGATTAGTACATTAAATGTGGAATTTAGCTTTTCTGACGTCAAAATAGTATGCGACTATCCAAACCATGATGTGCGTAATTTTCTAGATTCATATCATTACATTAATCGCGGCCGTAATGGTATGAATTTCTGCGCGATTCATAAAGGTGAGATGATTGCTTGCGCTGTGTTTAATAGACCATTAAGACAAACCACAGCACAACAGTTTAGGCTGGCGAATGAAGACGTTTTTGAATTGGCTCGTTTTTGTATTCACCCATCTTATCAGAAGAAGAATTTTGCTAGCTGGTTGATATCAAAGATGCTTAAGCTGGTAAAATGTAAAATAATTGTTGCTTATTCTGACTCTACAGTCGGGCATCGTGGAACAATCTACAAAGCCAGCAATTTCAAACTACATCATGTAGTACCAGCGGACTATTGGTACGTAGATAAATCCGGTCATGTCATGCATAAGAAAACACTGTACGACAGGGCAACTCGAATGGGTCTTAAGGAGGCAGCATTTGCCGAAAAATATGGCTACATTAAAAAATATGGTGGTGAGAAGCTGTGCTTCGTGAAGTATCTATGAGGTAATTATGCCTGCTAATTGGCTAGTATGGGACAGGATTAGAGAGTTTGCTCGCTCTAATCGGATATACCAACAGGAACGCATTCTTCAAGATCAGTCTTCTATAGATAAGTTAGCTGTTGGCGGGGATTTCCTAGACTTTTCTTCTCAGAATGCAATTCTCCAGCAGACCAACCTTCAAATCAATAGGCTTGAACGCTACAAGGATTACGAGCAGATGGATCAGACCGGCGAGATTTCGCTTGCGCTTGATCTCTACTCAGATGAGTGTTCACTTATAGATCCGGAGTACAAGCACGGTTTGATTATAAGAGCTGCTAATAGGCGGATTAAACAGGATTTGGAGGAGTTATTCTTCGATACTCTTCTGATTGATAGATGGCTTCGACCTGCCGCTAGATATTTGTGCAAGTTTGGTGATGCAGCATTTGAAATAGTAACAGATCGAAATCGTACTGGTATATCATCGTTGCGGTTTATGAACATTTATAATTTTACTCGCATTGAGACGAGATTTGGTGATCTGGTTGGTTTTTTCTATCAGGATGAGATATATCCGGAACCGGTATTTATGCACCCGTGGTCGTGTATGCACATGCGACTGACCAATTTTGAGTCTGTGTACGCACCTTATGGACGTGCGGTTATAGATGGTTCTAGGAAGCCATTTAAACAACTGAGGTTAATGGAAGATGCCTCGCTAATTTATCGTATCACCAGAGGCCCTGAGAAGAGAAAGTACAAAATTCCAGTAGGCATGATACCTCCGAAAGAGGTGCCAGAATATCTGTTAAGCATCGCCAGGTTATTCAAGAGACAGAGATTTTACAATCCTACTACTGGGACGTTCGATGAGAGATTTTCGCCCATCGTTCAAGAAGACGATTTCTTTTTACCAATGCGTCCTGATGGTTCTGGCCCAGATATCGAGGTTCTCCCTGGTGGTGAGAATATGGACAAGATATCGGATATTGAATATTTCAAGAAGAAAATGATATCGCCTCTGAAAATACCATTTGCACGTGTCGGCATTGGCGAAGGGGCGGGCGAGCCAAATGAGAAATCTCTAGCTCAATCAGATGCGGAATTTGCAAAGGCTGTTCAGTGGATACAGTCAGAAATAGCATTAAGCTTACAAAAAATTGGTATTGTTCACCTAGCGTTACGTGGTTATTCTGTTCAGGATATTAAGGGATTTAGCTTATCACTAGCTTCTAGCTCTGCTCTTGACGATTTATACAGGATGGAAACGTGGGCTACTAGAGTAAGTGTAATGGCTGATTTAAAGGACATTGGTTGGTTCCCCAAGACATGGATTGTTACTAGATTCACTGACTTGTCACCTGATGAAATCCAAGAAATGGAAGAATTAGCTGAGAAGGAATCATCAGGAGAAGAAGAGGGAGAAGGCGGCGGTGGCGGAGCTGTAGGTGATATAGGCGAGTTGGCTGGTGAAGGCGGCGAAGAGGGAGAAGGCGATGAGATGGAATTTGATATCGGCGGCGAAGAAGGGGACGAAGTGGAAGATGAGGGAGAAGGTGATGATGAGGAATTTGAATTAGAGGGCAGAGAAGACGAACGAAGAATTTTACTTGAAATAGCGAGAGATACACGCCGAGGTAAACGATATAGCGACATAGTAAAATTGTCTCGACGTGGCATCAAACTCACAAGCCCGTTCCAATACTTGCTTGAATCAAAAGAGTTGGATGGCCTTACAAGAACAGTTAGGGTCAGTGATGACGAACTATTGAAAGAAGGTTTAGATAAAGACCCTGGCCTCTTGGTGGAGTGGTCTACCCCAAAGAAGGATCGTGAAGAGGCCATAGCAGAGTTTAAAAGCGTTCTTAAAAACCAGCCTGCAACTGTTGAGAACGATACAGATGTTAGCCAGGAGGACCTACCTACCTAGGTTCTAAGCAAACACTATAATGTAAGCCAAAATCGAATTCTCCGGTTTCGGAGTCGGTTGTAATCAATAGGGAGTTGTACATGGCCACTAAAGCCAAATGTCTCGTATTGGACAGCAGGAAATTCCTTGGGACTATCAATAGCTCTGCCCAAGCCAAAGTGGCTATTTACGAGTCACTGGTTAGGCGATTAGGGCAGAAGGCAGGGGGCAAATGGCAGCTCGCAGCCCTGGGCAAGAAGGATCTCTTCATTGAGGATTCTAACGGCTCCTATTACGCTGCCGATCACCAGCAGCTACATGGTGGCAAGGTCAATATAACGAACATTCGGCCTGTGAAAATTGTTGAGGGGCAGAAGAAATCATTATTTGAGCAGAATTGCCGTGGCTTGGTTAATGCCATCGAAGCCAATGATCAACGGGTAATGCGGACGTCGTTCAATACTCTTGCTGCTCAAAAATTCTCTTCGCATACTATTCCGACATCTGGTATGGTTCGAACTCGTGAC